CGTTCGAGCGTTTGCGGGAGCGAGGACTCGGGACCTGGCGCGCCGCAGTGCGGCGGGTGCTTGCGAGCGAGGCACGACGATGAAGCTCCGGCCCGTCACCCTTCCCCGCGTCCTCCCTGAGGCGCACTGCCGCGTGCACGACGCGCCGTGCGGCCCCTGCCCCTCGGCCCACTACCCGCCCGACCCCGAGTCCGAGGACATCCGACTCAATTGGTCCAGGCCGGACCAGCTCGCGGTGCTCTTCGTCTGCGCGTGGCGACCGACGGCGCTCTGCCGCGGGCAGTACGACGACCTCGCGGTCACGCGCGAGGAGCTGGCTGCGCGCGAGGTGTCCGAGTGACGACGACCGAGCGCGAAGAAATCGAGCGCCTGCGAGAAGAGGTTCGCGTGCTGCGCGAGGCGCTGAACGGGTTCGCGGACAGCTACAATCAGACGCTGGAGGCGGTGCGCGAGCTTCAGGCCGCGGTGGTGTTCCCTCGCCGGCCACCAATCCGGTTCCGGGGCTTCTGATGAAACGCCACGAGTGGAAGTGGCGCTCCGGCTGCGAGTACACCGAGCGCGGGCAGCGCGCGGAGGGGCGCTGGTCGACGCGCGACCACGAGCACGCACGGGCGCGAGAGCTGCGCGACCAGGGTTCGCACCGGCGCTGCTACGCGCTCCGGTGGTCGGACGGGCGCGTCGCCTCGTGGGCCGAACTGCACGAGACGAACGCGCAGCGCCGTCGGCGCATTCACGACGAGAACTACACGGGACGGCACCAGCGGATGCACGAACTGTTCACGGTGATCGTTCAGATGCTCAATGGCGATAAGGTTGAGTGGCCGACGGTGCTGGCCATGGGGGAGCGATGAAACCCGCCGTCCTCCCCACCCTCGCCGCCGAGTCGACGAAGGACATTGTCGAGACGTTGAAACGTATCCTCGCACGCGCCGAGAAGGGCGAGTTCCTCGATCTCGCGCTGTTCGCGCGCGAAGCGGGCGGCGAGATCACGGTCGAGCGCGTCGCGAGCGAGCCGATGATGCTGCTCGCGTGTCTTGAGCGGGCGAAGTGGGAACTCGTGCGCGACCTGCAGGGCGAGGAGGCGGGATGAACCGAAGCACCGATCGATGGGACCCCCTCATCCTCCTCGTTATCGTCCTAGGCTGCAGTCTCTCGTTTGCCTGCTGCGTGGCCAGCGTCACGATGCACATCCAGTGCAACGAGAAGCGCGGCGTGTACGTCGACGGTCACTGCCTCGACGTAAAAGAGATTCCGTGACGCCAGTCGGGTGACCGACAAAGTGCGCGCTCCGCCCACGTTGCGGAGTCGCGTGCACCTTGCAACGGTTCGAGAGGCTTCGCGCAGGCCGCGGGGCGGGAGGCACTCATGACGACGACGAAGAGCGTGAGCCACGTGGACCGGAGTTCGCGCGCGCCGCGGCCTCCCTCGGTGGACCGGCTCCGCGCGAGCCCCGAGATTGAGGACATGCTCGACTGGTATTTCACCCGGGCAGGCCACGATCTCGCGATGGGATCGAACTTCGCCATGCTCGCCGAGATGGCGCGCACCGGCATCGGCGGGGCAGGGGACGCGGACGCCTTCGAGAAGCGGCACGACCGGATCGCCGCATCGGTCCACCGCTACCGCCAAGTCCGCGCGCTCCTCGCCTGCCTCACCGCGGAGAACCTCGACGTCCTCTCCGCGCGGTACGAGCTTCGGCAATGGCCGATCGAACTCGTGCAGGCCTTCGGGCGCTCGACGGGTGTGGCCGTCCGCACCAGCGTCGCCCGCCGCCTGTACCTCCGCGACTCCATGAAGAAGCGCGCGCGGTGGGAGAGCGTCTCGGTGTGGCTCTGCGGGGTCGTCCGCCGGTGCGAGCGCGAGACGCTCGCGCAGGTGCGGCTTGAGACCGAGGCCTACGAGGCGCAGGCGATCTCCTCCTTCGAGACCATCGTGAGCGCGGCGGACCATGCGAAGGCGTGCTGAGCGGGCGCTCCCGATCCAGGCCTTCTACTCGCTCCCCGAACTCGCGCGTGCGTCGGGGATCTCGCGCTTCAAGCTCCGCCGCATGCTGGAGTCGAAGGGCATCGCATTCGAGCGCTCGGGGCGGTCGGTGCTCGTGGGTTTGAGCGAACTCGAAAAGAAGTACCCCGAGCTCTGGGACTCGATCAAAATTGCCGCGTCGCTCCGCCGCGCCGCCTCGGGGTGAAGTGCGTCTGGTGCGTCTGGTGCGGATTCGAGCCCTCCGGGGCCAAGGGTAGGAGCCTCCCTTCCGGGGCTCCGCTGGTTCTCTCCCTCCCGGTTGGCGGCCACGGATGGGGAGCGCGCGGCGCCACGTGCGCCCGCCTCCGCATGCCCCGGCTCGTCCCTCGGCGAGCGGACCGCCTCCCTTTGCCGACGTCAGGCGAGCCGGGGCACTACCTCAAAGGCGACCCATCATGACCAAGTGCATCGAGCTGCACGTCAACGGCTTCGACGTTCGCGCGGATTCGGCGGACGACGAGCCGAGACTTCGTGACGTGGACATCGCCGAGCGCGCCGGCATGGCGCAGCCGCGAAACGTGCGGGCTGTCATCAAGAAGGCGGCGAAGTCTGGGCTTCTTCGAGCGGAAGACATGCGCACGCAGACCGTGCGCATGCAGATCCCGAAACCACGCGGCGGCTTTGAGTCGCGAACGGTCACCGAGTTTTGGCTCACCCAAACCGGGGCCTCGCTCCTGCTCACTCAGCTGCGCACCCCTGCAGCAATTGCCTTCACTCGACAACTGGTGGAGACGTGCCGCGAGGCCGTGCGCCTCCTCCGTGAGAACGGAACGCACACGTTCCGAGTCGACGCCAGCCTTGAGTCCAGTCCGGTGCTCGGCGACCACTGGGACAAGCGCCAGAAGCTCGGGCAACTCTGCAAAGCGGTGGCGGACTTCCAGCGCTGCAGCGTCGCCGCGGTGCACGGGTGGGTCCGCGCGCAGTACAAGCGCCCAAGCGTCTACCAGATCTCGGTCCTGCTCTGGCGGGACGTACAGGACGTCTTGAACAGCGCGCTCCACGGACTCGTGCCCCTGCTTCCGCCGGTACGCCGCCGCGCACTTCCGGCGGCACCGAGTCAGCTCGCAATGTTCGGCTGACGGCGGGCGCGTGCCCCTAGTCCTCCAGCGCTCCGGCCAGTTCGCCGCGGTCTGCGACCGGTGCATGGCGGGGCGACGCTCCCATCTCGGCACCGTCCGCTCCGAGGCGCGCGCCGAAGCCATCGCCCTCGGATGGCAGGAGCGCCCGAAGCACATCCGTCTCCAGGAGCTCGCCGCCTGGTTCTGCCCGGCGTGCGTGGCGGAGACCGCGCGGTGAGGTTCGACGAGACGACGCTCCGCCAGATCATGGGCGCCATGCAGAAGGTCGCGATCTTCGTCGTGGACGACCGGATGCAGCACCGCGTCTGCGGGGGTGACCCGCAGGTGCTCGCCGACACGGGCTTCGAGCCCCAGGCGGTCGAGGGTCGGACCCTCGGGTACAGCCTCGACCTCTCCGACGTCTGGCGCGCGAACGTGGAAGCGATGTTCGCCGCGGTCGAGAAGGGCGAGCCGAAGGAGGGGATCGAGACCGTGTGGCGCGCGCGCTACTACGAGAGCTCGGCGGCCCCCATCCGCGAGGGCGGGGAGATCGTCGGCGCGGTCCTCCTCGTGAGGGACGTGAGCCACCGGAAGCGGAACGATCTCCAACTGGAGGCGTTCGCGCGGACCGATCAGGTGACCGGCCTCGCGAACAAGAACCGTTTCCAGATCGTGCTCCGCCGGATGACGCGGGGCTCGGCGCCTCTGGCCGTCGTCCTGCTCGACATGGACGGCTTCAAGGCGCTGAACGACACGAAGGGGCACGCCGCGGGCGATGCCTGCCTGCGCGCCGTCGCGCGGGTGCTCGAGAACACGACGCGCGGCACCGACACCGTCGCGCGCCTCAGCGGCGACGAGTTCGCGGTGCTCCTGACCCAGTTCACCGACCGCGCCGCCGTGAACGTTGTGGTCGAGCGGATGCGGGCCGGCATCGAGGCCACCGACTTCGGGGTGAGCGCGTCGATGGGCGTCGCCACCTTCCCGGACGACAGCACGGATCCGGACACGCTCATGCGCAGGGCCGACGAGGCCATGTTCGCGGACAAGCGCGCGCGGAAGGCCGGAAGATGAACGACGACGAGCACCAGCGCCCCACGGTGCCGAGCGTCGTGCCGCCGTCGCGTGCGGAGGTGCTCTGCGCGCTCTGGCACGAGGCGGCCGGCATCCCCGCCGCGATGCGACCGCAGTGGAGCGACCTCTCAGAGGCCGCGAAGAGGGCGTGGCAGGCAGTGGCGGCGGCGGATTAGCCCCTCGTCGCTGCCAGTGCGCGCGCTGCCGCGTCGAGGAGTTCCACCGCGAGTTTGATGCGGGCGTCTTGAGTGCGGAACCGGTCTGGTTCCTTCACGGTGTCGTCGAACACCCCCTGGGCTGCCTTCACGGCGGAAAGCGCTGCGTCGACAACGGCGGCCTGAAGTTCGGTCGGATTGCTCATCCGCAGGAGGGTATCCGAGGAAACACTCGGTAGGAAACATGGCAGCACCCAAGAGGCCCACGAAGACGCCTCCGAATCCGAAGGTCACCCCTGACAGCCGTGACCGCGGCGTCGAAGCGCTCCGCATGAAGCGCGACGGCTACAGCTACGACGAGATCGCGAAGGCGCTCGGGTACGCGAACCGCTCCGGCGCCTTCAAGGCGGTAGAGTCGCTGCTCACCTCGATGGAGGTCGAGAGCGTCGAGTCATACCGCAAGGTCGAGAACGAGCGGCTCGATAGGCTGCTTCGCACGCACGCGCAGCTCGCCGATGAGGGGGATACCCAGGCCGCCCAGGTCGTTCTCGGCATCGTGAAGGAGCGCGCCAAGTTGAACGGCCTCTACGCCCCCGTCGAGACGAAGCTCTCCGGCGGGTTCGGCGTGACCCTCGACGCCATCGACGAAGCCCGCGCCGCCGCCGCGGCGAACGACCCCGAATGCAAGCCGCCTCCGCCCTCGCCGACCTCGGACGTCGACACCTCGACGAGCGCGCCCGGTTCCTCGCCTGGGGCCTGAGCTCGTTCGAGCGCTTCGCCGGCCTCTGCGACATCGTCCCGAAGGCGGGACCGCGCATCAAGCTCCGGCTGAACCCGATCCAGCGCGAATACTGCGCGCGCCGCACGCCGCGGGACATCGTCCTCAAGCCGCGCCAGATCGGCTTCACGACGATGGAGCAGGCGCGGGACATCTTCCACTTCCTCACGGTCCCCGGCGCGCGCGTCGTGGCGACCTGCCAGTCGATCACCGACCACACCCCGCAGAAGCTCCTCGCCAAGAACTACCGCGTCATCTTCGACTCGCTCCGGCGGCTCGGGCTGCAGCTCGACTTCCGCACTGAGACGGCGAGCGAGTGGACCCTCGCGGACCGCGACGCCTCCCTCCGCATCGTGGAGGCCGGCGCCAGCGAAGCGGCCGCCGAGAAGAAGGGTCGCGCGGGCACCGTCTCGCGCCTCCACCTCACCGAGACCGCGTTCTACGAGTACGCCGAGGAGACCTTGAACGCGCTCCTCGAGTGCGTCCCGTCGCCGGAGAACGGCTCCGAGATCGTGAGCGAGTCGACGCCGAACGGCGCGTCGGGCACCTACTTCGAGCAGTACCGCGCGGCCGCCGAGGGGCGGAGCGGGTACACCGCGCACTTCTATCCCTGGTACCGGCAAGCCGAGTACCGCGCCGCGCTTGCCCCCGGGCAGGTCGTGGAGCCGCTCGATGACCGTCAGCGGGTCCTCGTCAACGCGCGCGGCATCAGACCCGAACAGCTCCTCTGGTACCAGCGGAAGGTCGCCGAGAAGGGCCAGGACCTCGCCGACCAGGAGTATCCGTCGGATTCGGCGACCTGCTTTCTCGTCTCGGGCCGGCTTTTCTTCGACCGCACCGTCACCGCGCGGCTCCACGCGCAGACCGTCCCGCCCCTCTGGGTCGAGATGGGCGGCGCGCTCCGCATCTGGAAGCGCCCCGTCCCGGGCCGCGCGTACGTCATCGGCGCGGACCCCTCCGAGGGCACCGGTGGCGACCCGGGCGCGGCGGTCATCTACGACCGCGCCTCCGCCGAGCACGTCGCCACCCTGCATGGCCAGTTCCCCACGTGGGAGATGGGCCGGCGTCTCGCCGAGATCGGGCGCTCCTACGCGACCGCGCTCCTCGTCGTCGAGCGGAACAACCACGGCGCCGCCGTGCTCCAAGCGCTCGAACAAGCCGAGCGCTACCCGAACGTCTACCGCGCCGAGGACGAGAAACCGGGCTGGCTCAACGTCGCCGTCCGCCGCTCCGCCGCCCTCGAAGCGCTCGAGGACGCGCACCGGAAGGGCGAGTGGTCGACCCCCGACGCGGAGAGCACCGCGGAGCTTCTGACCTTCATCGTCGACAAGACGGGCAAGGCCGTCGCGCAGCGCGGCACGCACGACGACCTCACGATGGCCCACGCGATCGCCTTCGACATCCTCCGCAAACCCATGCAGCGCCTCGTCGTCCCGCCCCCGCGCCCGCCCGCGACCCGCATGGGCGTGGGCCGTGGGTTCTGATTGCCCGCCGCCATGACCGCGCGCGCGTCGCGCAAGAAGGCCGCGCAGGTGACCCCCGCGTCGACCGCGCTCGCCACAGCGTCGCGTGCCGCCGTCGAGCGCCGCGCCTCGGGGATGAAGACGAGCGGGAGCGTCATCCCGGAGCTTCCCCTCTGGGCGCAGATGCTCCGCATCGGCGGGAGCCTCACGCCGCAGCAGGTCTCGAACTACATCCGCGAGGCGGACGGCGGGCGGATGGCGCCGCTCATCGACCTCGCGAACGAGGCGCGTCAGAAGGACGGCCACCTCCAGTCAATCCTCTCGACGAGCGAGGAGGCGATCTCCGGCCTCGACTGGGAGCTCGTCCTCCCCGAGAAACCGAAGCTCAAGGAGAAGAAGCTCGCGGAGTGGATGGACGCGCAGCTGCGCCTCACCCCCTCGTTCCGGCGGCTCCTCGCGCACCAGGCGGGCGCTGTCTACTACGGGTACGCGGTCACCGAGATCGAGTGGATGAACGCCGGCGGGCGCCTCGCGCCGCGGTGCTTCCGACCCATCTCGCCGCGCCGCTTTGCCTTCGACATGACGAGCAGCGTCCTTTGCTGGTGGGACGCCATCGGCACGATGGCGAACCCCGTCGACTTCTACGCGGCGTACCCGGACCGCTTCATCGTCTCGCAGCCGCGCGTGAACGGCGACGTGCCGTGCCGTGAGGGCCTCGTGCGCGTGCTCGTGTGGGCCGCCCTCTTCCGGAACTGGGGGCTCTCGGACTGGCTGAAGCTCGCCGAGATCGCCTGGAAGCCGTGGCGGACCGGCACGTACGAGAAGACGACCAGCGACGACAGCGAGGCGCAGGACCTCCTCGCCATCCTCGAGATCATGAGCTCGACGGGCGTGGCGGTCGTGCCGAAGACGGCGACGATCGACGTCCAGTGGCCGAAGAGCGGCGGTGGGTCGACCTCGAATCATCACGAGCTCCTCTCGATGCTCGCGAGCGAGATGTCGAAGGCCGTCCTTGGCCAGACGCTCACGACGGAGCAGACGCGGGTCGGATCGCAGGCGCTCGGCAACGTGCACAACGAAGTCCGGAAGGACCTCCGCGACGCGCGGGCGGCGGCGGTGGCGAGCGACATCGACCGCGACATTATCGGCCCCATGGCCCGCCTCAACGCGGGCGACGGCACGCGGCCCCCGACGTTCCGGTTCCTCACCGAGGACCCGACCGACCTCGTCCAGTTCGCGACGGGCGTGAAGCTCCTCGTCGATGCAGGCGCGAAGATCTCTCAGGAGTGGGTCCGCCAGGAAGCGGGGATCCCGGAGCCCGACGATGACGATGAACTCCTCCAGCCTGGCGGCGCGCAAGCCCCCGAAGCCGAAGAAGGCGCCCAAGGCCCCGCCAGCCAAGGGGCGCAAGAAGCCAAGCCCACCGGGGACAAAGGCGCCGACGCGTGACCGCTCGCCCGGTCACACCGACCGGATGATCGACCCCGGCGACCTCGGAAGACGAAAATGATCTATCCCCCGCTCCCGACGCTCCGCACGAAAGCCCCCGGTCTCGAGACTGACGTGGCCGCCGCCACCGAGCTCCACGTCCGCGCGCTCAAGACGGAGAGCCGGACGGCGGACTTCGTCGCGAGCACCGACGCGGTCGACTCCTGGGGCGAGATCGTCGAGCAGAAGTGGATCCTCGACCGCTTCATGCAGAACCCGGTGATCCTCTACGGGCACGCCTCGCGCGACCTCCCGATCGGGATCGCGACGCGCTGCGAGGTCGTGAAGCAGGCGGACGGTCGCCAGGCGCTCGAATGCACGGTCCGCTTCGCGACGGCGGAGATGAACCCGCTCGCCGAGCAGGTCTGGCAGATGGTGCAGGCGAAGATCCTCCGCGCCGTCTCGGTGGGGTTCAACCCGCGGACGATGCGGCGTGAGGTCCGGAACGGCGAGGAACTGATGGTCCTCTCCGATAACGAGCTTCACGAGATCTCCGTCGTCGCCATCCCGGCAAATCCTGAGGCCCTCGCGAAGCAGCGCGCGAAGGCTCGACAAGCGGGCGCCTCGGCGTCTGGCGCTGCGAACGTGAAGGAGAAGACGATGGACCTCGAAGAGATGAAGCGGGCGCTCGCGGAGGAGAAGGCCACGCGAGCCGCGGAGAAGAACGTCGCGGAGAAGGCGATCACCGACGAGCGGAAGGCGCTCGCGGATGAGCGCGTGAAGTCCGCCGCCCTCGAGACGCAGAACAAGGCGCTCGCCGAGGAGCGCGACACGCTCAAGGCGCGCGCGCTCGCCGCCGAGGAGAAGGCGCTCGACGTGGAGATCGACGCCCTCATCGGGAAGAAGCTCACCGCGGCCGAGGCGCCCACGATGAAGGAGCTCGCGAAGACGCACCGCAAGCTCTTCGACGATCTCATCGCGCAGAAGGCGGACATGAACCTCACGCGGCCGATCATCGGCGGCGACCCCACCCCCTCGAACAAGGCCGCCCCGGGCGCCGCCGAGCGCGACGGCGAGGGCGACCTAGAGGTCGTCCGCTCGCTCGGCGCCGTCGCGGTCTGAACCCGCGCACCCCCACCACTACCCCTAACGGAGAACGAACATGGCCGTGCGCGCAGCTTTCGATATGCAGCGGTCGACGATCAAGACCTTCACGGTCAAGGGATCGTCTACCGCCACCGTGAACCGAATCGCCTACCTCGACGCCGCGACGGGCACCGTCCGTGACGCGGGCGCCGGCGAGGCGGGGATCGGCGTCTTCCTCAACTCGTACGCGGTCGGCGCTCAGGCGCAGCTCGCGCTCCTCACCGCCGGCGGCGTCGTGCCCGTCAAGGTCGGCACGGGCGGCGCGACGGCAGGCAAGGAGGCGATCTGCGTCGCCGACGGCGTGGCCGACTCGGCGACCCTCGGCGGCGGCACCGTGCTCCGGAACGTGGTCGGCATCTTCCGCGAGAGCGGCGTGGCCGGCGACGTGGTCGGCATGTTCCCGCAGCGGATGGCCGCGACCAGCGCGTAACCCGCGCTCTACACCCACTCGACGGGCGCCGGATCCGCGCGGGACGCGCGCCGGTGCCCGCTTGCACGACCGCCGCTTCGGTAGCGCGCGGAGTGACATCCGTTCGTCCCGCGCTCCCGACTCCGGAGGATTTCTCACATGTTCAACGTCGATGATCGTCTTCGCAACTTCGCGCAGGACCAGAAGGCCGCGCGCGAAGCCGGTTACCTGAAGTTCATGGCGGGCCTCTCGAAGCTCCGCGAGTCGGACGACCCGAAGCACAAGGCCATCCGCACGACCCACGCGAAGGCCCTCGCGCAGCTGGCGCTGACGCCGGGCGCTGGCCACGTGGACGCGCTCCTCAACAACATCTCCGTCCAGTACGCGAACGGAGACTTCATCGGCACGCAGCTCATGCCGGTCGTCCAGGTGTCGAAGCGGAGCGACAAGTACGCCGTGTTCGACAAGCGGAACCGGCTGGGCGCGCCTGACGACGCCCTCGGCCCGCGCGCAACGGCGAACGAGGTCTTCACCGGCTGGACGTTCGACAACTACTCGGTCCGCGACTACGGACTGAAGGGCTTCCTCGACAAGAACGACCTCGACAACCAGGACGAGGTCTTCGACCAGCTCGTGGACACGACCGAGCAGGTCGCGGCGCAGATTGCGCTCCGTGAGGAACTCCGCATCGCGGCGATCCTCACGAACCCCGCGAACTACGGATCGAACACGGTGACCCTTGGCGGCTCGGTCCAGTGGGACGCCGTCGGCACGGGCGACCCCGTCTCGATCATGCAGCAGATGAACGCGAGCCTCTGGAGTGGCAACGGCGCCGGGACGAAGAAGATCGCCTTCACGTCGCTCGGGATCCTCAACGTGCTCGCGAAGCACGTCGCCATCCGAGGCCTCTTCCAGTACCAGAACGCCGGCCTCGCGACGCCCGACCAGATCGCGCGCTTCTTCGGCTGGGACTCGATTCTCGTCAGCGAGGCGCGCCAGGACACCGCGAACGAGGGGCAGAACGGCGCCTACTCGCGGATCTGGGGGAACGTGTTCGGCGTCGTCCGCGTCGCCGCGCGTCCCACCACGCGCTCCGGGAGCTTCGGGGCGACGTTCCGCGCCGGCCCGAAGGTCGCGGACCAGTGGTTCGAGCAGGGCGTGGGCGTGCGCGGTGGGTACTACGTCCGCAGCGCCTGCAGCGAGGACCACAAGGTCATGGCCCCTGACATGGGCTTCCTCGTGGTGAACCCCGTCTCGAGCGGCGCCGCGGCGGTCTGAGCGACGACGTCACGATCGGGAGCGTCCGCGCGGCGCTCCCGCTTCTTCCCACGCACCGGAGATTCGCCATGTCGAAAGAACGCGATCAGAACAAGCCGCCGATGGGGTCGTCGAACGAGGAGCCGCCGAAGGCGCCGCCGCCTGGAAGCGGCGACGGCCCGATGGCCCACTCCTACACGGGGGACGCCGGCGCGGCCGCCGCGGGGCAGGGCCAGGCGAACGTCGCCCCCGGCGGGAAGATGGGCGCCGCCCAGCCGCCGAAGGGCAAGGACTCCTACCAGTGCCGCGTGCTCAAGGGCATCCGGATCGGCGGCACCGCCGAGAACCCCGGCGGTCGCCAGGTCGGGGTCGGCGAGGTCGCCTTCTTCACCGAGGAGGAGATCGCGGAGGAGCCCACGGCCTTCGAACTCATCGACTCGAACCAGTCCATCCGCACGACCTGAGCTCGCGATGCCGCTCGTCACCCGCACCCAGCTGGAAAACGCGATGGGTGCGGGGGTCGTGCGGCAGATCTTCGACGACGAGAACGTCGGCGCGCCGAACGAGGCCGCGATCGCGCAGCTCGTCGCGGAGGTGGAGGGCTACCTCTACTCCGCCCTCCAGCCGCTCTACCCGGACTCGATCCCCTTCGACGACGCGGAGATCCCGCCGGTCGTCTTCACGATGGCGCTCGACCTCGCGCAGGCCTACGCGCGCGACCGGCACCCCGAGTACGTGCGGGCGGACGGCGAGGCGCTCCGGAAGCGCGTCGACGCGACGCTCGACAAGATTCGATCGGGCGCCATCTCGCTCGACTCGAAGACGCTCCCGAACGCCCACAACGCGCAGGTCCTTTACTCCAGCGGCATGGCCGCCGAGCGCGCGCTTTCGCCACGCTACTTCGACAACATGGGGGACTTCGGGATCAATCCGCGCCGGTTCGACGACGACCGGAACGGATCCGGGGAGCCCTGATGCACTTCACCGTCGGCCTCGAGGGGATCGAGGCGCTGGAGCGCGCCGCGGACGCCGCGGAGCGTGAGCTTGAAAAGGACCTCACGCGCGCCAGCCGCGAAGCCGCGAAGGCGGGCGTCGAGCAGGCGCAGACGCATCACCGCTACCAGGACCGGACGCATCACCTCACCGCCACGAGCGGCGTCGAGGAGGAGAGCGGCGAGGCCGACATGATCTGGCCGATGCCCTACGCCGGGTTCGTCGACGCCACCCGCTACAACTTCACCGGCGTCGCCATCACGCGCGCTACGGCCGTCCTGCAGAAGGAAGCCGAGGCCGCCGTCACGAGCTTCAGGCGGAAGGTGAGCGGGCGATGACACAAGCGCGCGCTCGTGAGCCATTCCGCTCGTACCGCTGCGACGCGATGCTCTGCGAGTCGCCCGCGCGCGCCGCGTGCACCCTTTACGCCACGTCGCACGTACAGCGTAACGGCAGGTGGTTTCATTACTGCGAGTTGCACCGGCCCGACGAGACGTTCCCTCCAAGACAACCATGACCGTCGCCCGTCTCCGCCGGACCGTGTCCCGCGTCGCCGAGACCACGCGCCTCCTCTTCGTGCTCGCCTCCGAGGCGTGGAAGATGGCGCGGAGGGTTGAGCGATGACGGTCCCCGGGCGCGCGCCGAACGTCTACCGGCTCCCCGCCTCCGTGTCCGACTACTCGCCGCCGCCGAACCCGCACAAGCGGGACGGGGATGGATACCGCGAGTGCCGGCCGCCGGGCTGGTGGAAGCGACTCTTTGGCCACTACCCGGACGGCGCGTCATGGACGTGCGACTGCGGCCGCCGCTGGGTCCTGTACTACGACGGCTGGGCGCGCCCGCGATTCAGTGACCTCCGACCCGGGGAGACGCTCGATGGCTGATCTCTGGGGCGCGCTCCCCATCCCGAACGTCGCCCCCGAGGAGGGGCAGGCCGCGGGCGATCCGCTCCTCACGTACCTCCTCTCGTACCTCTTCGCGTTCCTCGTGGAGGACGACAACGGCGAGGCCGCGTGGACGGCGCTCGGCGTCGCGCCGGGATACCCCTTCATGCAGAGGGCGCTCCCGTTCGATCCGCGTCGCCGCGGCTTCAACGAGAAGGACCTCCCGTCGCTCTACGGCTGGCGCTCCGAGATGCAGCCGCCCGAGCAGATCGCCGACAGCATCCGCACGCGCGTGTCGACGATCTCACTCCTCTGGGTCTTCCCCTTCGCGCCCCAGGCGCACCAGATCGGTCGCGACCCCATCGTGAACGCCATCCACGCGAGCATCGACCTCGCGATCGAGCGCGGGCGGACGCCCAGCTGGCGCGTCCCGTCGGACACCGACCCGATCGCGGCGACCGAGGGCTCGCTCGTCTGGCACTACCTCTCCGTCGCGCACATCCGGGCCGGCGCCGCGCGCCCGGCGAGCCTCGACATCGCCATGGACGACAAGGCGAAGCCGTCGAAGAGCTACCCGGCCGTCGAGATGAGCATCACCGTCGAGGAGGTCCTCACGCTCGACCTCACTCGGTTCGACGCGCTCGCCGGGCTCGATCTGAAGCGCGAGAACGACGCCGCGGACCTCCTTAGCGAGGACCTCGTTCCAGTCTGAGCGCGCGCCTCGCCGCCGCTCCCACGCACCTCCCGCGCGCCGCCTGCGCGCTGCCACGCCACCACCAGGAGACTCCCGATGCCGAAGCGCGTCCTTCGCGTGTACGTCAATCCGTACACGTACATCGATCACGAGGGACGCCCGGCCGGCGTCTACCCGCACGACCCGGCCTACCTGCCCGGTCAGATGCACGTCGGCCTCACGCGGCTCCAGACGACGGTCACCGAGAAGCGGGACCCGTCGAAGGACGACCGGCCCCCCGTCTTTGATCTCGTCCACCACTACGACCCCGAGGTGCAGGAGGTGCCGGACATCCCCGGGCAGCCGCATTACCGGAACGGCATCCGCGAGGGATCACTCATCCCCGCCGACGAGGCCACGGCCAAGGCCGTCGGCATGCCCTTCGAGGATCCCTCCCTCGTGCTCGAGCGCGCGCGCACCGCTGCCGTGAAGCAGTGGACGGACGCCCACGGCGAGCCGCCTGCCTTCGCCGGCGACGACGAGGCGCACGCGCATGTCCCCACCGCTCTTGGGGGGCCCCGCAAGGCCGAGGACCGCCCCGCGGAGCCCGCCGGCGGCCAGATCCACGCGCGCACCGGAACGGCGGAGACGCCTGCCGCCGCCGAGCCACCGCCCGACGGGCACGACCCGTTCCCCACCGACGAAGGCGCGCCTGACGCGCAGCCCACCGAGAAGGACTACCGCTGATGGCCACCCTCCCCATCATTCAGGGCTTCACCACCCAGAAGAACCCCGGCTTCTACGGCGAGACCGTCTACGGCTCCGGGTCGACCGGGTCAGGCGCTGCGCCGCTCCGGGTCCTCCTCATCGGCCTCATGGCCGTCGGGGGCACGCTGACGGCGAACGGCGCGCCCGTGCAGGTCGTCGACGACAACCAGGTCGACACCGTCGCCGGCGCAGGCAGCGAGCTCGCGACCATGGGCTACGGCGCGACGCAGATGCAGGGCGCCGAGATCTACCTCGCCTCGCCGGCAGCTCCCGGCAGCGGGGCGGCGGCGTCAGCGACCCTCACGATCACTGGTACCTGGTCGACGACCGGCATCTACCGCTACCGCATCGGCAAGGAGCGCCGCGAGGTGACGATCGCCGCCGGCATGACGCCGACGCAGGCGGCCGCCGCCATCGTCGCCGACGCGCTCAGCCGCGTGCGCATGCCCGTCACCGCCGCGAACACGGCCGGCGTCCTCACTTTCACGCACCGCACGCTCTCGGTGAGCGGCAACTACCAGCCGATCCGCCAGGACCTCAGCGACGCCCCGGCGGGGTTCGCCGCGACGCTCGCAGGCGCGACGACGCTGACGAACGCGAGCGGCGGCGTCTTCATGAGCGGCGGCACCGGCGTGCCGGACCTCACGACGCTCCTCGGCACCATCTCGCCGACCGCGTTCGACCGCATCGTCCTCGCCGCGCAGGACGCGACCGCGCTTGCGGCTGTGCGGACCGCCGTGACGTCGCAGGCCGGCCCCACCGTCGGATTCCTCCAGCACGTCATCACCGCCTCGACGGGCCTCCTGTCGACCGCCCAGGGGATCACCCGCACCACGCTGAACGATCAACGGTTCGAGCACCTCTGGGCGCTGAACCACCCGTCGCATCCTGCGGTCCTCGCCGCGGTGCACGGCGCGCAGCGGGCCTCGATCGAGTCGACGAGTCCGCTCTTCAACTACGACAACGCGGAGCTCCCCGGCGTCGGCGCGCAGAACATCGCGGACGCGCCGAGCTTCGGCACGATCACGACGTGCCTCGACAACGGGGTCACGCCGCTGAAGCCCACGACCGACGGCCGCACCCTCGTGGTGC